CGTCCTTAATATAAATAATGGAGAGAGTTTTCTCAACTCTCTCCATTATATCTAGTATGCGATACCGGATAATGGCACGTTGTCCGCATAATCATTCACTCCGATTTTATCGGGGTCAGTCCATACCGTTACACCGGACTCAAAAATACCTTTGATTGTCAGGCGGTACTCTTCTGGACACGTCGAGCTGCGAATGTACAGTTCGTGAAGTTTCCAGTAAGTGAAATTGGACATTGCCATGAGGTTTTCGGGCAACCTCATAAATCGCTGCACATAATATCCGTACCGTAACCATACCTCGCCAATGGAGCGCATGGCGGCCGGCGGTATCTGCCGGAACCGCACCATGACGCCAATCAAACCGTTCGCTAAATTGAAAGCGTCACCGCCCAACGCGCCCGACGTGGTAGGGGGTATGGTTTGGGTCTGCTGCACCTGAGCGTTGATACCGGCGATAGTGTTTTCGTAATCTCCCTGCGCGGTGGCCTGTGCAAGTTGTTTGTTCATGTCCGCGAACTGCATTGTCTGTTGGTTGGACAGATTTGTTTGCGCAAGACTGTAGGCATTCGACTGTGAGGTGGTTGCGCCGTTCGTTGCCAAAGTGTTCGACAATTGCTGACTGTTAGAGTCTACCGCGTTATTGTACGACATCTGATTTGCCACCGCGCCGATAGCTGTGCCTGCTACGGCGCCGACTACGCCGCCAACGTTGCCGGTGACGGCGGAACCAACCGCGTTAGCCACGCCTGAACCAATGGTGTTGAGCTGATTCATACGGTTGCCGAAACTCAGATTTTTCAGTGTTAGATCGGCCGACATCTGCGCGGCTTGATTGTTGATCGACATCATAGCGTTGCGGTTGCTGGTGCCAAGCTGGTTCTGCGCACTCGCATACTGCGTGCCAAGTTGCGCTTGCGCGTAGGCGTTGTTGATACCCATTTGCGTTTTCTGAAAACTCCAATCCGCGCTCTGTTGGGCGTATTGGCGCGTGTACGCGGAATTGGCGAGGGCGAGAGCGCTACCGTTGTTGACTGTCATAAAGGTTGGGAAATTGGTGATACCGAAACTTGCGTTAAGCATTTCTCCGGAATCGATCGGCAAACCGGAATTATTCGGCAATGGCGACTGTTCGCTAATACCGCCTGCGTTGTATCCGCGCGGATAAAAATTGAGTCGCGGAGAAGGGGGCGCATAGTCCCATGACTCGCGGATAGTCAGGTCTGCACTTGGTATCTGCTCGGGATTGTAAGTAATCACGGTACCGTTAAGGCACGAGCACTCCAATACCGCGTATGGTGCGGTACGGAATTTTTTCAGATACTTGTACCGTTCGGGGAGTTTGAAATTGTCGCGGAAGTCCTTGATGTGGATAATGTCGGCGTAGCGGCTTTTGGCGTCGTTATGTCGAATCTCCAAGCGGTAGCAGTCGCCGCGCCAATCAATCATGTGATTGAAGAACACGCCCGGCTTCTGCTGGTTTTTCAGCAATGAGTCGGGGAGTTGTGGTATGGCGTAGATGCCGCAAATGCCCTGTGTCACCCAAGGGTATTCCGCGCCCGCGCCCATGACGGCGAGGAAGTCCAAAGCGTCCGAGAAATAGTATAATGCGGTGCCGTTTGTATGGTTTTCAAACGCGCTGCCGTCCGCGCACGTGGTTTTCGGCGCGCTTGCCGTGCCGGGGTCAGTGTCCAGCTTTGTCGTGGATACCACGAGCACGCCGAAGGTGGTGTAGCCGTTCGTTTCGCCAATCAAACTCTTGTATTGCTGTCCTGTGACTACCATTGCCTTACCTGTATCCAAACCTTCCGGCAGGTCAAGATAGGTACGGCCCCAATCTTTCCACGCATTCTCGTTCGCAATCCCGACATGCCCCCGTTCCACGTACGCGTTACCCAATTGAATATCGTGCTGGAAACTCTGCCACACGTCAAGTTGGATGTTCAGCTGTGTGGTGTTCGCGTTGACGTAATCGCATGTCTGGATAAAATAATACCACGAACGGGGGGTATCAAAATCGTAATCGTTCGTCGCAATCAAATAATTGTATCGTGACGCTTGAGCGAACGGAACCGGCAGTCGTACTGGAAGGCCATATTTCGCCATCGTGCAATTTGTGAACTCGATACCGTCCAATCGGTCGAAATATTCTCTTTGAGCTTGCTCGCTCCATTTGACTATATCCCTGTAGCCCATATCCCAAGAAACGTTACACAATTTAAAATGTGTATTTGGCGTCCATCGCGCGTAGCTGAAGTTGATTGGCAGATCGTTTGCCGACATTTTATCCTCCTGTAAAAAAGAATGGGCGTAGCGTTTGCTACACCCATTCTACCTGTTGTTCCGAAAAATCAGGCGGTTACAGTGACCTTTTCGGTGCCGCTCACCTGTCCGGCGAACTTCGCCTTGATAGTGGCCGAACCCTGCTTGATGCCTGTGACCACTCCGTTCGGCTGGACGGAAGCGGTCTCGTCGCCAGTCCAAGCGCAGAAGTTGGTCACATCCTGCAATTCGCCATTGGCTTTCTTGGCGATCGCGTGCAGTGCGATGGTCTCGCCGGCCTTGACTGTTGCCGGTTCCGTGTCCGCCTTGATGCTCAGCGAAACGATGTTGTCCGGCTTCCAGCCGCCGAGCCACGTGCCGACTACCGGCACGTCAAGCGCGGCGCTGACTGTCTGGTCAATTTCAGGTGTCGCCGGATTGATGTAGGTGGCCTGTGCGGTGACTTTGAGTGTTTCGGCGGTTTCGTCCAGGCCGCACCGCAGGATGCCGTCATTGTCGATGCTGGTAAACTGCGAGGTAGCGCCTTCGACTGCGTACTTGATGCCTACCGGTTGGAACGTGGCCGTGGCCTTATTGGCGCTTTCGATGGTAGACACCACCTGCACTAGGTCGCCACGCGACACGTTCTGTGGCGTGATGGCGGTTTCGCCATACTTACGCAAACGAATTTCGAAAGTCGGCTTACCTGTGGTGAGAGTGTCCGGCAGAACGATCGTGTCGGTGGAGCCTTCGCCAGTCCAGAAGAGAATGGCGTTTGCGAACGGATTAGGCGTGATCGAGCCACGGTGTTTGTAGAAGATGTTGCGCGTGCCGTCAATCGGATTGACGGGGGAGTTGGTGGTTTCCAGCATTTCGTCCCATTGGAAGAAGAAGTCTTCGGTGGTGAGCACTGCCTGCACCTTGCCACTGTCACCGCCAAGTCCGAACATGTCTTCCGGAATCGGAATGATTCGGTACGGAACGTTCGCTTTATCGATATTGAACGCGGCGGCGAGGGCTTCGACGTTCAACGCGGCGATCACCGCAGGAGTGGCGAACAGAATGGCTTCGCTGTCGCGCCACGGAGTAACCCAGCTCATGGCGTTGAATCGTGCCATGCTGGACATTGGCAGAGACTTCAGAGTGTTAGCCATCTCCTGAATCTGCCTGAGCAGTCCCTTGGCGTCCGCTTCCGTACTATTGGCCGCGCCGACGTCCGGCGACTGGACGCGGTAGAAGCCACCCTTGCGCGCGTATTCCGCGAAGCACTGAGTCTTCATCACATACATGTCGTTTCGGTCGGACAGAATCGGGGCGTTCATGATTTCTGCGATGTAATCCGACATGCCGCTTTCGCCGTCGAACGCAGTCAGCAAAGCGTCTTCCGGGATAGTGACGGGGTAATAATGGTCGAAAGTCAGAGGATGGAACACCGAAGCAGTCGGAAGCGAGTAGCGGCCATACACGTCATCGCCCAAATATTCCTTATTGAAATTACGAGTGCGTGCCTTGACAAGGCCCACTGCGGCCTGCTCGTAGGTGGAGCCGTAGCGCTTGAGAGTGCGCGGCGAGCCGATCAGCTTGAGCGGGTCATCCCAGTCCGCGTGCTGGACATAAAGGCCAATCAGTCGCTGGATTAATACGCCGGTGAACTCGTCGCGCAAGTATGGGAAGTTGCGCATGGTGTCAACCGCGTTGCGGATATTGCCCTGCGTCGCGGCTGGGATACGCACCTGAAACTGCGGTGAGGTGGCGGAACGGACGGCGTTGAAAATCTCAACGTCACCCTTACCTGCAAGTGGTCGAATATTAGACATTATGTTATCTCCTAACTATTTTAGTCAAACAAGTCTTCGATGGACTCGCCATCGTTATCGCCGCCGCCGTCATTATCGGACGGTGCGGGGTCGTTGTAGCCGAGCGTGTCCAGCATGGCTTTCAATGCGGCCAATTCCTTTTCGAGCGCGTCAAGGCGCGCGGAAACGTCCGGTTCCTGCTTCGGCTCCGGTTCCGGTTCCGGTTCTTTCGGCTTAACCTCGTCATCCACGGTTTCCGTCTGCTGTTCCTCTTCGGTCGGCGGCGGAGTAGTGGTTTCCTCGCCTTCAGTATTTGGGTCTGCCATGCAAAGCTCCTTACGTTAGTAGAGTATTTCCGTCAAAATTATATCATGCGCCGGGAAAATAAAATGACCCCCGCAATCACGCGGGGGTCTAATTGTCCTATCAGAGCGCGAATTGAAAATCGTAGGGCATTGTCGCCACGACAATGATTTCACAGTCGGCGGCGTTTTCAGCCGTGGCAATCCGACTCATGTTGCTCCCAGTCGAAAATCGACGCTCACAAGACTCAATTATCATAGCATGACCATTGTGCCGTAATCATCCATGACTTGCGTTCCATGTCTAAACCTCTCGTACGGTATAGGTTCCGCAAACATGTTGCCCGCCATGCAGACATCCACTTCGCCGTCATCCCGCCACCCCTCATAACGGTTCATTCCAAGGATAGTCAGTTTTTCGTATCGTGCGGCGATCTTCCACTTGCCGAGTTCGGTTGGATGGATGTCACATGATTTCACCGGCTCCCAGCCGCTCAAAATACAACCGTCCGTATTTGCGTACAGTAGTCGGTCGGCGTTCGCATGGCACACGGTCATAAGCTTGCGGCGTGCATATGCGTTGACCCAAACAGGCACTGGCATATAGTCGGTTTTCAGATTCGATTCTTCGCGCTGTGCGACATCCCAATCCAAGGTCATGCCGTCTTTGGAGAGTGGGAGCATGACGGCGCCTTTTGGCAGACTCGCCATCTTGCCTACGAGCGCGTTCATGATCAGTTTCGCCATTTGCCGTTTCTCGCCCGTCGCCTTCTGTTTCAAGTCCCCCCATTCATCGATAAAAGACCGGAAGAAACCTTTGGAGCGCCTGAACTTCCACCCCCTTACATGCTTGTAGACACTCACTTCATAATTCCGATAAAGCAGTTCTTGGTCAATGTCGGTCAAGACGCGCGTGATGTAACCTCGTGTTGAGGTGAGTCGGTTCAGTCCGTACACGCTTCGATTGTCGAGTAGAAAAGGGTATCCGTCCGGTTTGAGTTCCGCGCGAAACGTGATTTCATCACAATGCAACGGCATATCGCTATCTTCCTCGTACTTGCCGTCGTATGGTTCCGGCTCCCCCCACGGAAGCCACTCGTCTCGTAATATGGATGGATACATGGAATTACAGTCAACGTCGATAGCCTTGCCATACGTCCTTTCCTTGACCAACATGAAACCGCCGATATAGGCGTCATGCAATGACTTTTTGACGTCGGTTTCGAGTTGTGGAAATTTGTCGTAATACCATTTCCACTCGCCGGATGCGAAAGCTTCCATACTCGCCCCGCCCGCCGTTATCTTGCACAAACCGCGATTATCGTATTCCCTCAGGATGTTGAGCAGTTGTGTGTCGGTCATGGTGATACGGCAGTTTTCACGTAAAAGATTCGATATGTCGAAGAATCGTGCGGAATTTTCGCAGTCGATACGCACCGTGAAGCTGAAGAACTTGCCTTTTTTCGACACTATCGCGTCCCAGCTCAGATTAGAGTTGTGTTCGTTATGGGGGAGGGAGTGTACGACGTGCGCCATAAACGGCTCTAAAATATCTGGGTCAGTCACGTAGACGGTGAGTTTGCCTCCTGACATGATGGACGCCAAAAGGCGATTGGGCGCGGTGATGCCACGCAGGACGGTGCCGTCTGTGAAACGTATGACGTTATCAGCGCACCATAATCCAACTCTTTTATCCTGCCGCATGGTCATGGTATAACTTCCCTTGCTTGCTTGTCAGCTACTGTTCCAGTGCGCCCGCTTCCGTCAACCACCGATCAAACTGCTTGCGTGAGCGCTGATAACTCTCACTATTATCTCTGAACACCGAAGTGAAACGGTGATATGTAGGGTCGTATACCGTCCAGTCGAACACGATACGGGGGGCGTCCGTCTGTTCGATGAACGCGCGTTTTTGCGCGGCGGATAGGCTACGGAATCGTTTCAATCGTTTCGAGCCGAGCGTGGTGGCTAGAACCTTCTCGAAAACCTCATAACGTCCGCGACTCATGTAAGACGGCCATTCATGCTCACTATACAAGTCTTTGCCCTGTTTGCCTGCTCTCCGCTTTTTGGACGGTTTGCGTTTCTGTTCCGTGCGCAATCCTAATATTTCGGCAACGTCGTGCATCTGCTCACGCAATTCATTGCGGTGTCCGCCCTCCAATTGGGAGCGAACGAACGCTTCATCGCTCAGCACGTTGGTCATTTGCAGGAAATCGGTGAGTTTTGACGGGATTATCTGATTGCGTCCGAAACCTTCGCCAGTGGTTCCGGTGATTTCGGCCACGCGCTGTTCGTACACGCTTTTCGCAGGCATGGCCTGCGCTTTGTTCCATTCGTTGATTTTACGTCGTGCCGCACTGATTTTCCGCTGCTGCTGCCTGAGCAGTTTACGTCGTTTCGCCACCGGCTCCGCGTCAATCTGCGCGTCCGTGACGGGCGCACGCTTGGCGAACATGATGTCTTTTTTCGTCGGTTTCTCCACGGCGGTGGCATGGTATGGTGTTGCTTTCGCTTCCGCGATGGCCTGTTTCTTCTGCCGCTCCCACTCCTTGCCTAGCGTTTTGGCGATGTTGGCTAGTTGTTTGTCAGCGGTTTTGGCGAGATTCGAGTGAGAGTACGAACCAAGCTGTGTAACATTACGTGCGGCACGGGCTTGCGCGGCTTGAATCTTCTTAATGTGCTTGCGTTGTTGTCTATCGGCTTTGATGGCAACGTTGCTAATGTCCGGCTTTTGGTGGGTACGATAGTTCTGTGATACGACTGCGCGGGGTGCTGGTTTCTTCCTCTTCCGTGACATGGTTGCAGTCCTTTCAGATAGAGAGCACCCGACAAGGGTGCTCTCATGGTGAACTCACACTGTGATTATAGCAAGTTTACTTCGTCTCTTCGTCCACCGGCTCAATGCTGAAAAACTTGAAACCACGACGGGAACGGCGTTCAACCACCTTAATGCACAGCGGTTCAGTCCAAGTATTCGGCGTGCCGAAGATACCGAACATGGTGTTCAGTCCCGCGGCGAGGGTCGGAGAGGTGGCCGCATACGCCTTGTTATCATCGGTTACGATAATGACGCGCACGGTGTTGGAGATTTCTCCCGTCTGGTCGTCGGTCACTTGCACGGCCTGTGCAACTGCGTTCGTCATGTTCAACGGCTCGTTAAGGTGTTCGTCAAGCTTTTCGGCGTTCTGCAATGCACTGTAGAGCTTGATCTTGCCTTCACGAGTGCTTGTGTCGATGAAGTGCTGGACGGTGCCGAGTTCGGTGTTTTCGGTGTTGAATGCGACGAGTGCGGTATTGTTGTTGTTTTCCATTGTTTAACCTTTCCTAGATTGTTGTTATTTTGTTTTCAGGCTTGCGCCTAAAATCTTTTATATCACACGTCTTCGTTATTTTCAACGTCGGCGTGTCGTTTTGTATGTTCTTCTGGTTTCCATTCTTGCGGTTCCTCAAAAGTAGCGTACTTGTAAAAAGTTTCCTCATTCATAGAGACTTTTTGAGAAAAAATGTTAATGGAACGCGGGATGAAGTTCGGAAACAGTCTCTTCGCACGAATCGAATACGCGCGAGCGTCCTTAAGTCGTCCGTCGATAACGTGCTCAGCCTCCATGAAGTCGCCGTCTACCAATTCCATACCCTTGAGCACGGCATAGACTCTCGTGCGGAAAATGTCGGTTTTGGTTCTAGCCACTTTTACCTCCCTTGTAGTAAAATTTTTTGCAGTTCATTGTCATTATACCGTGTCGTGTCCAGTCTGTCAAAATTTTTAAACACGGCGATAATCAGGTTTTGTGCTTGCGAGCTGTCGAAAATCGTGCAGCAATCGTATGAGGTGCCGCCCTTGACAGCGCACACCGCGCACCATGCGATCAGGTTAGGCGGATTGACAGAGCCGTCCAAATATTCCACATCGAACGTTCGAGATAGAGCGGCGGCGAGTCCGTCCCACATAGCGAGACTCCCGCAAATCTGTGATACGGCGACAATCGCTTGCGAAAACCATGCGCTAGGCGCGTCACGCCACAGTTCGCACAGCATGTTCACGGCACGGCAGCACGTTTCAAAATCGCCAAAACCCATATCGAAACGCTTCAAATTAAGCTCACGCTTATGGCCTTTCGTGGCGCGGATAATACGTTTGCTCTCCATGATAGAGTCGTCAAAGTCACGCATGCGATAAATTGGACGTCTGTCATCACCGCGCCTAAACATAATACCGTTCCTCAACACGAAAATAGCTGATATTCTCCGTATGAGAGCGGATAGCCGCCCACTTTTTAATCAAGTCTGCCGCATCCTTGTAAGAGGGCGCGTAGCCGACTTCAATAGGCGGTTTACGTGCGTCCCTCAAATATGCGAGAGCGACGAAAGTGCTATACATGTCTAAAACTCCAATTCGTCCACGAAGTCACTGTCACCATATATCCACATGGCCGCCCACAATTGCCTATCAGGGCACCGTTTCGGCGGATTGGTGGCGCTCCGCTTATGCTGCCTTCCAGCCCAAAACGCTCGCAGTCGCCAATAACTGTCAGCGTCCGGACACGTGCCGCATATCCATGAGTGTATCCAACCGCGAAAATACATGACTACTCCCGGTCCTTGAGTGGTTTGGCTGCGATATCCATAGCGTCCAGCACCATAGCACGTATTTCATTCGACTTCGTAGGATCATAGCCACACCGCGCAACACCCTCAGTCAGACCTACCGGCGTATGAAATTCCACATTATACGTCAAATAAAACAACTGTTGGTGTGTACAGTATTCGATACGCACGTCACCCCCCATATGAGGACTATTGAACTTTCCAACACGAACATCATCATAACGCATTCTAATCATCCTTCCTGATCACATACCGTAAAGGAAAAGCAGTAGAGCGGCGGCAACCAAACACAATGTCACCGTGATGGCAATAAGAGACATCGCCTCACGAAAATCATCATGCACGGAATCACTCAAGCCGACAACGGCAAGAGAAATACCCACAACGAGCGCGAAAAACAAAATCGCACACCCAATGAAACGGAAAACCACCAAAACAACCACTCCTATATCATACCAAAAACGATGACAACACCAAAGACGCAGACGCAAATAACAAGCACCGAAGTGAACATGTTTATTCTCCTCTCTCAACACGCTTAGCAAGCAAAAACGTGACCGGAGGTGTGTCCTTCACAAGTCTCATATAAGAGAGTGTGACACCATGCTTGCTAGATATTTCTCTGCGGATATGAGACTTAGCACCTCAAAGAGTTCTATTCTTCTTAATGTCA